ACGATTCGGTTAAAGATTTTTCTACAGGTGCTATAGCACACTTAGATAGTATTCCAACAATGATTGAAGATTGGCAATCACAAGATATTGCTAATAATAGTGTTAATGGATATTTAAAAAATCCAGTTAGTAATGTAACTGCTAATATTTCAAGTTCATCAAATAATATTATCAATGTTCTGGATACAGGCACAAGTTCAAATGCTGTTGGCGTTTTTTATGTTACTACTGATGTTCTAGGAACAACACCAGCGATATCAAATGTGTTCCAAGATATTATAACTGTGTCAGGCAGTTTAATCACACAAAATTCCAACGCAAATACTAGTTTTAAATCACATACCGATAGGGTTTCTGGACTAACAAACTATACTGATTATTTAGGGGACCCAGCAGCTTTATTAAAACCATTTTACAATACGGCAATGGGTTATGGAAAAGTTGCCGTTTACATATTATATCAAACTGATGGTATATCAAATTCGTCTGTTGTTTTAGGCAGTTTTACAAGTTTATTAATTAAACCACAACTTGAAGCTTCATATAATTTAATTACAACTTACGCAAACACAATAAATTCAAGCATTACTGTTACAAGTAGTGGAACCGGTCTTTCGAATAGTCCATTTACAACAACAAGAACTTCTAACTTGTCTTTATTAGTAGTAACCGCAATGTATAATGAATTGGCAAATACAAACACCTTGATGGATACCAGACGAACGCATGATGAAACCTACTATACAAATTTAAAAACACTTGTAACCGACTACAATACAGTTAGGCAGTTTAGCCAAATGGGTGAAACACAACTCGATTTAGTTAATAATCATATTGGAACAGATAAGCTTTTATCTAGGATTAACTGATAAATAAGAGATGGCAACCACAACCACACAGATAGTTAGACAGTATAGTGATTTAGATTTAAATTTTACTATTCATCCAGTCAAAAAAGACATAAACCGTAATATCGGAGAAATGGCTGTTATCAATTCTGTTAAGAATTTGATTCTGACTAATCACTATGAAAGGCCGTTTCAACCAGATATTGGTAGTAATGTTCGCCGTCTATTGTTTGAAAATTTAGACAATATTACAGCAACCTTAATTGAGAGTGAAATTAGACAAACAATATTGAACTATGAACCTAGAGTCAATATATCTAAGCTTAATGTTGTTGCTGATTATGATAATAATGGTTTTAAAGTTCTTATGCAATTTTTTATTGCCAACAGAACAACACCAATAACAATTAATTTCTTCTTGGAACGGATTAGATAAAAAATGGCTAATGCTCGTTTAAATATTACCGATCTTGATTTTGATCAAATCAAATCAAATTTAAAAACATATCTACAACAACAATCACAATTTCAAGACTATGATTTTGAGGGTGCTGGTTTGTCTGTTCTCTTGGACATTTTGGCATATAACACCCACTACAATTCGTACTATTTGAATATGGTTGCTAATGAATCATTTTTAGATACCGCGTTACTAAGAGATTCGGTTGTATCACATGCAAAAACTTTAGGTTATGTTCCTCACTCATCGTCATCTCCAAAATCAGTAGTTAATGTAACTGTTGATACTGCGAACACAACTCCAGGAACTTTGACCATTACCAGAGGCACTAGTTTTAGCTCTGACCTGGTTGATGGTGTATCATACAATTTTATTGTATTAACTGATGTTTCTGTAACAAAATCTGACACAAAATTTTATTTTGAAAATTTGGATATTTACGAAGGTGCTTTGGTAAATTACGATTATAACTATTCACAATTATCAAATCCAAAATCTGTTTTTATTTTGCCTGATAGAAGCGTTGATACTTCAACCATTACTGTATCAGTTAGACCAAATCCTGGAAATACTTCATCGGCAGTATACACCAAATCAACCGACATATTAGATATAACTTCAACTTCAGATGTGTATTTTTTACAAGAAGGTAAAAATACCAACTATCAAATTTATTTTGGTGATGGCGTTTTAGGAAAAGCGCTTGATGATGGTTCTGTAATTTCAGTATCTTATTTGGTAACAAGAGGTGATGCTGCAAACAAATCAAATGCATTTATACCAAATTCGATGATTGGTGGAATGTCAAACATAGTAATTGATGTTGTTAATGTTGCATCGGGTGGTTCAACAAGAGAAACGGTAGACTCAATTAAATTTGGGGCTTCTTCTCAATTCTTAACACAAAACAGACTAGTTACATTTAAAGATTATGAATCATATCTAAAAAAGAATTATCCTAGCGTTGATTCTCTGTCAGTATGGGGTGGTGAGGATCAATCACCACCAGCATATGGTAAAGTTTTTATTTCATTAAAACCAAAAGAAAATTATTTTATTACTGAAACCGAGAAACTAAGAATCGTCAATGAGATTATTAAACCAAAATCAATTGTTGCCGTAACTGCTGAAATTATTGATCCAGAATATTTGTATATCTTGATTGAAAATTATGTTCAGTATGACAAAACAAAAACAACTTTATCACCAATTGCAATTAAAAATGCTATTAGAAGTTCTTTATTAAATTACAGAGATACATTTTTAAATAAATTTGATGCAACATTTGTTTTATCAAAGATGCAAGATTATATTGATTCAGTGGATTTAAATTCAATAGCTGGTTCTGAAACAATTTTGAGAATACAAAAAAGATTTGAACCAACTCTTGGTGTTGGTTCAACATATAGAATAGAATATAATACACCATTGCACCGTGGTACAACAACAAACAAATTAACATCTTCACTATTTGATGTTAATGATATTGACGGTGTTTTAAGAAGTGTAATTCTTGAGGAAACTCCAGAATCGTTTACAGGTCTTTCTGAAATTTTGGTAACAAATGCAGGCAGTGGCTATACAACAGCGCCTACTGTCACTATCACTGGTGATGGTGTTGGTGCAACTGCTTCTGCCGTGGTTGTCAATGGAAGAATCCAATCTATTGCAATTACTAATAGAGGCATTAATTATAGTCGTGCTATCATTACAGTTTCTGGTGGCAATGGTTATGGTTGTATTGCAACAGCTGTGTTAGATGGAAGATATGGTACGCTAAGAATCGTATACTTTGATGGTAATGCAGAAAGACAAATTGTAAATTCAAATGCTGGTTCAATTGACTATGATACTGGTTTGATAATACTAACTGATTTAAAAATTATCTCTTTGGCAACATTTGATAATTTAGTGAGGTTGACTATTGAATCTGAAAAAGGGATTATTAAATCATTTAGAAATACAATCATCACACTTGATGAGGCCGATACTACATCAATAACAACAGAATTAGTTGAAAGTTAATGACTGATAACAAAGTTTCTCTATTAGTCAACAGACAAGTTCCTGAATTTGTTCGGGAAGAATATCCTGTTTTCATTTCATTTTTAGAGGCATACTATGAGTTTCTTGAAAATAAACAAGGAACACAAAAAAATGATTTGATAGCAAAATCAAAAGACATTAGATATATTTCTGATGTTGATGATTCTATTGATGATTTTGAAGAACAATTTTTAAACACCTATGCAACTTATTTACCCAAAGATACTGAGGTAGATAAGGCTGTTTTAATTAAAAATGTTTTACCACTTTATCTATCTAAGGGTAGTGAGAAATCATTTAAACTTCTATTCAGAATGTTGTTCAACGATGAAGTTGATATCATTCTTCCAAAAAATAATGTATTAAGAGCATCTGATGGTAAATGGACTGTTGATAACATTCTTAGAATTGAAACGGATGTTAGAAGTGTTTATACATCAACTGGTAACACAACATTCGTTTTAGCACAACAAGTCAATACTGATGAGGCATTAGTGTATGTTAGTGATGTACTAAAAACATATGCAACCGACTACTACATTAGAAAAGAATCTAAAAAGTTAATATTCAATACTGCACCAACTGCAAATTCAATCGTTAAAGTTGTTTATACCAACTTTGATGTTGCCGCTCTAAAGAGTAGAAAAGTTACTGGCATAACTTCTGGTGCAACAGCACTAATTGAAAGAGCTGTTAAGAGAATTATTACCGACCAGTTAAATCTTGGTTTTCCATATGAGTTATTCATTAGTGATAAAACTTTAATAGGCACTTTTTCTAATGGTGAAGAAATTGAAACACAAATTATTGATGATAATGATAATCTAATTACTCTTAGAGCAGATACTTTTTCAATTGTAAATAAAATTAATGTTATTCAAGGTGGTGCAAGTTATAATGTTAATGATGTTGTTGTAATTACTGGTGGTGGTGTAACAAATGATGCAACTGCTTTTGTTGAGGATGTTGTTGAAGGTTATATTGATGGTATTGTTGTTAACTATGGCGGCGCAGGATTTTTAGATGGTGGTGATATTACAGTTTCTGGAATTGCACCATTATTACTTGATCTTGCGATTGACGATACGGACCTATCCGGTTCTGCAAATTCAACACAAAATACATTTACTGTATCGACCGATGTTATTTCTACTTATGCAAACACATTAATTTCAACAGCTGATTATGGGTTTCCTGCAACAGTAATTACAGCTGGTGAAAATGTTTCAACAGTTATTGCCGATGCATTAAGTTATTTCACAATATCAAGTTTAGGTCCAATTACCAATGTTATTGTTTTATTCTCAAATACTTCAACTGCGGTTTCTCCAACATTAGATGCCAACGCTGCAACATTTACAGCAGGCGCAACAGAATACAGTATTAAAAATTTTGCTTCAGTTGGCAGAATTAAAATTAACAATGGTGGTCAACATTACCTAGTTGGTGACGAAATTGTACTTGGCTCAAATCCAGCGGGAACATTTGGTAGAGGCGCTGCAGCTGCTGTTAAAGCAGTTAGTGCAACTGGTGCAATTACTCAAATTGAAATTCAACCATCAAGAGTTTCGGGTACAGCAAATGTAACAAACAATAGCCCATTCATTGTTGGTACAGGAACACAATTTGGTACAGAAATTAGAGTTGGTGATAGAATCATCATTAATAATGAATCAAGATATATCAATTCGATTTCAAGTACAACAACTGCAAATGTAAATGTCAATTGGACAGTTGTTTCAACTGGTAAAAAAGTTGGTAAGTATGGAGACTATTTAATTGGTGGACAAGGGTATACACAAAATAATTTTCCAGCACTAACTGTATCTTCTGCAAATGCTGGTGCAACTAACGCAAATGTTCAAATATCTGCATTGATGGGTGACGGTGAATCAATTGCACCATTTATTGGAAATACACAACCTGGTCAAATCATCTCCATTAAAGTTGTAAGTGGCGGTTCTGGATATCAATACATCCCACAAGTAGACTTGACTGGAACTGGTAGTGGTACGGCAACTGCATCTGCAACAATTGAAGATGTGTATGTTGCTTTGTCTGGAAGATGGACAAGTTCAGATTCCATTCTTTCTACTTCTGAAAGAAAATTGCAAGGCAGAGATTACTATGTTGACTATTCATATATAACAGCATCAACAACAGAATTCAAAAAATACAAAAAAATATTAAAACAATTATTACACCCAGCTGGTTTTGTAAACTATGCAGATTTGAATGAAAATACCTCTTTTGCCGCTAACACAATTAATATTTCCACAACTTCTGCAAACACAATTTCTGGCACAATTAATGTTGCCAATGCTTCAATCTTTGTCATTGGAACAAACACAAGATTTAATGTTGCCAACAGCAGAGGCACATTGACTGTGGGTGCCAACATTGCGGTAAATGGTGTCATAAGAACAGTTTCTAGCATCATAAGCAACACAAATCTTTCAGTCTCTTCTGCGTTTACAAACAGCGCAAATGCACAAACTGTTATTATACTGACATAAATAAAGAATATGCCATCAATCATAAAGAAAAAATTAGGTTACAATAACGCAGAAATTTGGCGGAATGTTGTTTATAATTCAAGCAACTCTGATCCAGTTTTATATGTGTTTGTTGGTAATCATGTTCCCTATGCAAATGAATCTTCTCCAGATTCTATTGTTGATACAATTAGTGCAGAAAAAATAGTTTGGGATAACATTTATGCAGCTAAAAAAGTAACTGCTAATGACATTGAGCTTGTTGTTCCAAGAGTTAATTGGACAGGTAATACAAAGTACAGAAACTTCGATGATACGATTGATGCTGACACTTTGTTGACTGCAAATACGACACAGAATTTGAAAGAAATGTATGTTATTACAACTGCCAGAAATGTATATAAGTGTGTGTCTAATAACTCATCAGCAAATTCTACTGTAGAACCATCAGGCGACTATACAACTTCAAATGGTAATATTGCTACTGCTGATGGGTATTTGTGGAAATACATGTACAATGTTAAGCCATCAAATAAATTTTTAACAACTGATTGGATTCCGGCTCCTACATCCACAGCACAATTAGATTATAATGTAAATGATACTGGTGTTGTTGATGGTGAATTGACAAGTATTATTGTTACTGCAAATGGAACAAATTACAGAGAGGCATCAAATATTGTAGTTGCCTCATACACTTCCGGTCAAACAACATTTCAGTTCGCAAATACTGCCAGAGTTTTAAGTGTGTTTCAGATTTCAACTGTTGCAAATCTTGCAAATATGTCTGTCTCTGGAACAGGCATTCCATCTGGTTCATATATCACTGCAACGGCAAATGCAACAGGAGTAATTACACTATCTTCTGCAACTACAGCATCTGGTGGTGGTAACACAGGCAACCTAACAATATCAACTAGAGTTTATGTTGATGGTGATGGAAGTGGTGTTGCCGCTTCTGCTACATTATCAAACACAACATCTGGTGTTTCTTCTGCAAACGCAAATATATCAAAAGTTACAATTACAACAATTGGTACTGGTTACTCAAGAGCAAATGCATTTATCTATGGCTCTGGTACAGGCGCAACTGGCAGAGTTATCATTCCACCAAAGTACGGTCATGCATACAATCCTGCAAAGGAATTAGATGCTTCAAATGCATTGTTTGCTGTCAGAATTGGTGAAATAGATAGTACAGAGGGTGGATTAATTTCTTCAAATACATCGTTCAGACAGTACGGGTTGTTGTCCGATCCGCATAAATATGGCAATACTTCTACAGTAACACAATCAACCGCTAATTCTGTAATCTCACAGACTACAAACTTAGGACTGGTTGCTGGTGCAAGTTATACCCTAGACGAATATGTGTATCAGGGAAATTCTTCCACTGATGCAAATTTTTATGGCTATTTGAATTTTCAAAGTTCTAATGAAGTTCGATTGACCAAAATAAGAGGCG